AGAGATGAACCTGCCATTTTCACGAAGATGGAATCGGAGATCAATCGAATTTATCGTTATTCGGATGACAGAACCTGGCTTAGCGGCGACTATACCGCAGCCACGGATAATTTGCCCATGTGGGTTACTGAAGCCCTCATGGAAGGTATTTTGGACCATATTGACCATGAGCCCACGAAAGAGTGGGCTCGATACGAAGTAGGACCACACTCAATTGAGTATCCAAAGAATTCTTTAGTTCCTGACGGAATTCAGAATTCTGGACAACTCATGGGTAGTCTGCTTTCTTTTCCACTCCTTTGTCTCGCAAATGCATTTATTGCAGAATATAGCGGGATGAAGGAGGATGATTACCTTGTGAATGGTGACGACTTAGTCGCCTATACATCACATGATGCAATCAACAATTGGAAAACAAATGCTCCTCGTATTGGTCTCTCCCTCTCTTTAGGAAAGAACTTTGTTTCAGAATCTTTTTGTACTGTTAATTCTCAATTATTCACTTATTGTGAAGAGAATGACAATATGCAGATAAGACATACTGGTAAAGTTTCTCTCCTTCGGAGAGAGGGTGGTCCTATTGGAGATACTTATGCAGATTTCCAGAATTTCTATGGTGTTGAGGATATTTTTCGTAATGTTTACATATCGAATAATTTCCATAAACTCAAAGAAACTCCGGCAAGTTTGCAGGTTCCAAAGTCACACGGTGGACTTGGAAGCCGTTTTGTCCATTCTGGTAAAGTTAACCAGCTTCTCGCGAAGCAGGTTTGGCTTGCAGAGTTAGACAAAATTGTATCTCCGGCTTGTGATAGAGATTTTGAGAAATTCACCGGTCTGGTGCCCGTCAGGGCACCTTATATTGCAGTTCATGATCAGGATGTGATTCCCGATCCAGACTCCAGTATTATTGACCGAGTGAGATCTCTTACTCTTGCTAAACGACCTGAAAGTGACGACGATTACGATTGTCACCCTGAGCTCACTACACGTGAACTTAGGGAATTCAGGAAGAAAAAGCTAGAAGGTCCTGTTTATAAAACATTCCTTGATATCCTTGCTAACTCTCGCATTAGGATCCAATCTTTACCATCGTTAAAAATGGTGAAGACTCAGATCTTCTTTGTTGAGAGAAAGCATTATAGGAAAGCTCAAGACTGTTTAACACAGACTTTTCTGACTCATTTAGCTACAAGCATCCGTTCGGGTCACGACGTCCAAACTTGGTATAATTCTGATCTTGATGTTGACTTCTTGATTGAAGCCAAACATCAGAATGACGAATCCAAGTCTGGAACCGCGACAGAGCACCGAACAAGTGGATCTATTCCTAGTCCTGAGGAAACTTTACACAGTCTTTTTGACTTCGCCTTACATGACCTCGACAAAGAGTGTCATGAAGGGGATGAAGTCTTAGATTATGATAAAGTTCTTTCTCAGGATGAAAGAATGAATCCATTGGGAGATAGTCTCTGGGAAGATAAAATGATTGAGAACCAATCATCATCTTTCCAGGCTACAGATCATCTCTCTGCTCATTGGTTTTGACAAACACGTGTTTTGCCTTCCGGCCAGTAGTGTATGGATCTTCACTACAAAACGGAAAAGAGAGTCATATTTCGCTAACTGCGATTTTGACCACAATCTTCAGTCTGTAATGGATTGAACCAAACTACACCGACGCTAAGGGCTGGGAATTTATTCCAACTCAAAAGGCCGAGTGTCACCAGTGTAGGTGTCTTCTGACATCGTGTTTAATTCATGGACGGGCTGGAGTTGCATCATTGCTGATGTGACTCTTGCAAATCCAAAGGTGC